CTTAAATATTCAATAGCAATAGATAAGAATGCTAAATTTAACATTCAACGAGTTTGGGAAGGAAGATGAAAATACAAAGTCAGAGATCCTATCACTCGTAAATGCAAATTTTAAAAATAGAATTAATTGTGCTTTCGAGCACTCATATCACATAAATGATGAAAATGCTGAACAACTGCAGGGATTATTCCCACACAGATATGTGATACAGAAAAGAACCGGTACACTTAAAGAAAGTTCGCATCCTATACTTGCTATTTTGAACGAGTATAGTAATTATGATGCAAGTTTAAACATTACACGATATAGAAATAAAGGTTATAAAGTAATGACAATCGGAGATTCAGTTGATAGGAAACTAAAAGCTGACCACAATTGTATGCTGATTGAAAATGCAAGAGATTGCTATCGTGTAACATCCACTAACAGTAGTGCTGGTTATAAGAATTATGCAACTGGTCGAAAAGACCGCATAATAGAATGTGTTAGTGGAAGTCAAAATTGTGACTTTAAAGCGGAGATTGCAATAGCTGTTCATTCTCTATATGATGTAACACCACAACAAATTACAGATATATTTAATCGTCACAATATTACTCAAATGATTGCTTACCTACATTTCCCCTTATATCTATATGATACTGCGTTGGAAAAACATGACATCGGAGGTTTTAATTGTGTTCCTCTTAAAGGCGGTAAGTTATTATTTGCTATGAAGGACTTTTCTAGTCCATACATTCATAGTTTTGACAATTGGAAAAGTTGGGCCACATTATCAAAAATCAGTAATGATGTATTTGAAATCAACATCGAACATGTTAGAACTCATGGCCCTCTACATGTATTAAATCTTGTCAGAACTAAGAAAACGTCGGATATTATGCCTATATACGTACCATTATCAACATTAACTAATTCATCCTATTTGGTACCAAACATCTATCATGCTTTTAAAAACAATTATAATTATAGGCAATGGGAAACACAACATTTTGTAGTACCTAATTATTTTGTAGAAGGTGTACTTGATTACGCCAATCGAACAAAGGATGAATCATACCAATTCTGTGAGGTTTGTACTTACGCAACAGGATTGAGGACACAAATTGTTATTGGAAATAGAGTTTACAGGAAAAAATGGGAAGTGAACCAAAATGAATATAAGATGATTGTTTTGTCTTTATTTATTATTGGCGCCATTAGCAGAACAGAAAGGACTAAAATAATTTCAGCTAGCTTTGCTGAGATGAAACATTTAAACTCTATGGGATTCTTTGGTGATATTTGGCATTCATTTACAGCTTGGCTAGGTAGAGTTTTATCTGCAGAAAAGACTGTCAGTGCTAATGCTATGGGTGAATTTGTGAATAATTTTAAAGTTGTTCAATTTTCAGACCAATTTTACACTAAGGAAGTTTATTGCACTACATCAGATAAAAGACCAATAACCCCTTTAAGTGACATTGAACTCAGTAACCCTTTACAAGATTTGGATGATTTTGATAAGGGTAAAGAGGATAAAAACAAAAGTACTAAAACATCCAAACACATCAATAACAAAAATGTTATGAACAACAACATTAAATCACCACTTACAGTTGTGCAACCAAGTGCTCCACTAATGCCGGTTGCAGCGTCTGCTCCACCCCTACCTAATGCTGTACCATTACAACAAGCGAGGTGGGTTGATGAAGGAAAAGGAAATGAATTTGATATTGAAACATTAGATTCTGATGAAGAAAGTGTTGCTGATTTTGATTGTTATGATGATGATGCTGTTGCTTGTGTAAATGATATCGTTGACTCAGTTGTCAATGGGAAAGAGGTAAAAGTTAAAATTGCTCAAAGTATGCTTCAAAACAATGGTAAATTAATAAGTTTAACAACACTTGATAATGAAAATTTATCATTCGGTGATTTCACAGCTGATGAACTGGACAAAATTGTAAATAAAATAAAAGGTAATGTTCAGGTTAATAGCAGTATTAATTCTGAATATGAACCATTCGTTGATCCTCAGTCAACTGCAACATCCAAATTTTGTTTACATTGGTATTGTGAAGATGGCGAACGATGTATTTGGACTCCCGAATTAGAAAAGGCATTATCTATACCTGAGAGCATATTAAAGAACGTCCCAAGAAGTTTTTTATCTGGACATTGTGCATTAGTTGCAATATGGAATTGTTTTCCAAAGAACTCTCGTCCTAAACAAAAAGATATATTGTTAAAGATGTATGAATTATTGCAATTTATTGTTTATCAAAGTAAAGATGTGAAAGGTATAATAACAGATAAGAATATAATTTCTTATATTTGTGAAGGAGATTGGGATAATGATTGCTCAGCAATAGCAATTGAACTTTTATCAAGATACTACGAGCTAAATGTGAATTTACACTCTGGACACGGAACAAAGGATTATAAAGTTTATAAATTTTATTGTGGACCAAATGACGCTAAAATTAACAACTTATATTTTAGTGGGAAACATTATTATCGTGCTGAAGATTTGCACGGTGGTGGTGTCGACAAATTTGAGCATTTAATACCTCAGATATTTTCTAATGATCATGCCAATAAAAATATTATTGAACTTAGTGCTGCTCCTGGTTACTTGATTAACAAATTACTCGATTACTATGAAAATCAAGATATCGAAGTAAAAGCTCATGTCGGTGTATACACTGGCCCTGGTGCAGCTAAATGGACTCAACAAAAAGTAGGATCAGTGGAACATTACGCTGATAATTTCAACTATATTTTCAAAGATACAAAATTTTCTTTGATAATTAGTGATGCTGGTCGTGATATCAATTCGGAAGCATTAACAAAACAGGCTGTGAAATATTGTGAAAAACATTTAAATGTTGGTGGATCAGTATGTATTAAAACTTTTGGTGACCCTCATGAGGTCTACGAATTCGCCACATATTTTTATAGTGCTAGTTTTGTTGGAGGAAAAGAAGAGTCTACGGAGAGATATTTTATTGGACATGGTTATAAGACTATGAAAGTGAAAAGTGAAGTAAATGGGAAAATTGAAATTAAAAATAAATCAGTAAACACAAAATTCAGAACATTTGAAGAAGTTTACGATGGATTTCATAGATCTTATACAAAACATGTTTTGCAAGCAAGTAGTAAACATGTTGATGCTCTTTGTCAAAGTTATTTTAAAGGTCCATTTGACAGATTTAAACCAACTGGAAAGAACAAAAGTGATAAACTAACTGTCACTTGTTATACTGGTTTTGCAAGCAGCAGCAAAACCACTAATTTGGTAAAGCAATATCCAAAGGCTGTATTTATTGCACCAACAAAGGTCTTATCTTTAAAACATCAAAAGATGGGAGTCAGATCATTTACACCTCACACAATTTTTGATGCAGAAATCAGTAATGATGTCCCAATTATTATTGATGAATTGTCACAGTTTTGTGTAGAATATGTGTTTCTTCTTAATAGGAAA